GGCTGCATCGATAAGGTTATTCTCTTGCTCATTCTGAGATTCTATTAGAGCCTTCTGAGCATCCCGGAGGGCTAGAGTAGTCTCTCTAACCTTCTCGAGCTCCGCTTGATGGGCTACATATCCCAGAGTTAAGGCTCCAATAGCAATACCTGCAGCGACTACGAGAGGATTAAGAGCAGCGAAGGACATAGTTAATCCTTCTGTAACTGCGAAGGCATCTGCCAATCCATCTGCTGCTTCTGCGAGCTGAGGATTAACCCCTCGAAGAGCAAGCCCTATAGAAGAGAATCCCCTATCGATATCTCCAGAGGCTTCTCCCACTCTCTCCAAGCGTTCTTCCGCTCTCCGGGCTGCATCTGCCATATCATCGAATTCTTTAGAACCTCTCCGAGCTGCTGCTGCTGCATTCTTAGCAGCCTTCGCGCTAGCATCCGCGCTCTTCTTAGCAGCCTTCTCCGCTTGCTTAAGTTGCCTATCGAGAGCAGATACCATCTTCCGGGCCTCTTGCTCTGTTACATTGGGCATCTGCTTAAGTTTATTAATGAGATCCTTAAGATCTGCTTTATAAGCGATATTGATAGATCTTTTCTCTTCTGCCATTATATCCTCCGGATAAGATCATCAGCTAGAGCCTTGACTATCTTATTAGCTGCTTTTCTATGAGGTTTAATAAGTAATTCTTGAGATGCCTTCTTCCCCTGGGGCTGGATAATATCTTGCCCTCTATTGTTCTCGGAATCTACTCCGAACTTTATAGCCCAAGAGTAAGGAGCCCTATTACGTAGGAAGGCCTCGAAGCCTCCTCCTGGAGTAATCCGGAAGCCCCTCTCGAACTTCTTCCAAGATCCCTTCGAGGTCTTACGAAAGAATCTAACCTCTCCTTCTGCGTTCTTACGGATAATCGGCTTCCGTACTGGCCAATCTCTTATAGCATCTTGCTCTATTTTCTTTAAAGTTCCCTCGATAACCTTACGAGCATTCGGAGCTACTGTATCTAGGAAGCCTGTATAGAACTGCTGAAGATCTGTATCGATCTGGATCCCCGCTCTTCCTTTATTGATTTTAACGCTCATCGATTACCCCGTATTATCTCCTCCATTCTAGCCCTTTTTATCCGCTCTTGTCTATCTTTGGATGCTTTCGGATCTTCATGTGCTAGCCTATACTCAGCTAGCAGCGATACTCGGAGTTCTGGAGAGAGAGTATAATACCAGAGAGGATCCTTCCCCCATCGGAGAGAGATCCGAAGAGCGAGGAGATCTAACCCTCCTCTCCCTCTTGCGTAAAATTTGCTTGCTCTTCTACCTCTTGCTCAGAAGGGATAACTCGCATCATCTCCAATAGAACTTCGCTTCCCATCTCGTAGATCTTAGCAGGAGTAACTCCAGCATCTAGCAATCGATCGAGGATCTTATAACCGAAGGCTATAGGATCTCCACTCGTTACTGGATAGGCTGGAAGTACTCTTTTATGATCTATGGATACTGCTATAGCAGCTGCACATATCCTTCCAAGCTGGGCTCGATTGGGATGGGCTCCCCATATGGATACGAAGTCTAAGCAAGTAGCAATTGAGGAGGGTAACCTCCCCTCATGCTGTCCAAGTTTTTTAAGATCTAATAGCATATGTACCTCCTACGCTATTTTATGCTGCTACCAATCCACCGTAGCAAGTAAAGTTAAGGGTAAAGCTACTTGGATCTCCTTCTGAGAAGTCAAGAGAGCATATACACTTAGACAATGTAACGAAGTGATCAGCTTCTGCTGCATCTGGGCTATCTGCTAAGTACTTGATATCGATACAATACTGCTCGATAAATGGAGTACCAGTTAACCCGGTAGAGATGTTCCCAGAGTAGAATCCAGATTGAGTAATAAAATCTCGGATACTTCCAGCTTCGCTAGCGTCTGTAAACTGTCTAAAGTGAAAAGAGAAGGAACCTGTCTTCGCTTGCTCATCTTGTTTTCGGATTGCTGAGAAGTTACCGCGATCCATTACTACGAGCTCGGAGAACTGCTGAGGATCTGAGAAGGTAAAGTTACCATCTTCGAAGGCTACTTCTAGAGTTACAGGGGATCCAGTACCATCGAGAAGAGTAATAACTCCATCGCGCTTAGTCTTGGGAATAGTTGAATATGCCATTACAGCCTCCGGGGGGGATTATGATTAATATTTTAACCGATTCTATTAGATAGTGTGAAGGATATTGAACGATAGAGTAATCAATATATACTCTTGAGAATCTGTAACCGTTCTCTCGGATGCAGTATATCTAATTGTAAACTGATTATCCGTAGAATAAGCCTCTAATACTTTATTGATTACCAGCTCCTCAGCATCGAGGCTAGCATCGTAATCAGTAGGATATATATCCAGAGGTCTTAATCGAAAAGAGAATAGAACTTGCATTGGAGTAGATAGATAGACTCCAACCGCTCTTCGCTGTCTCTCTTCCATTGCTGCAGAGGAGGCTACAGAGATAGAGAAGGCCTTATGGGCTACGGTATTCTCTGTTCTTCCAAAGAAGTCCGGAGTATGCTTCGATTCTTTGAAGCCTGAGAGAGTCTCTATCTTCGTAGCGATAGCCTTTCGGATACTGGAGAGAGATTCTGCCATTATCTTCTCCGGAATCTGCGAGAGAAGGTTCCATTACCATTAAGGAAGATAACAGGCTGCTTAGCTACTCGATCATTAGGGTTACCTGTCTGTCCATCGTGATTATGATCATAGATAAAGTTGATCCGCTTCCATTCATCTTTATATTGGGAGAAGTGCTCATTAGCTAGATCTAGATATCTTCCGTTGCTCTGTCCTAGGCTCGAATGGAAGTCTCTGAAGATGTAATAGAGAGCGAGATTCTGATGAGCAGCGCGGAAGGCTTCCGGGCTCATTACTAGATACTCCATTCCTCCTCCTTCGGTCCTCATTCTCTGTACCAGAGTAAACCATGCTTCATCGATATAAGTCTGGTAACTGGTAAGATTGGAAGGCCTGATATCTGCGAGCTGAGAATAAGTAGCAGTTAAATCTCCATCCGATACGACTGGATATAGCCTGCGTAATACAACAGCTGCCATTCTACGAAAAACATAATTTTCACCTATAAGTGTAATCGTCCACTCCTGGAGATATCCTTCTCCAAGGTCCAAGCTGTTATCCAAATTCGAAGAAGAATGCACATAAGTAGGAATATTAGCAGGGAAGGTAGCGAGAGCATTATCTACCAGCTTAGTCTGATCAGGTTTAAAGAGTGTATATCTTACTTCGGTAGGAACAGCTAGCACCCCATCTCTATAGATCGGTAGAGTTGTAGTATTAGACTTCCCGCGCTCGAGGAGCTCTGGGATCTTGATCTGAGGAGCGTAAGGGGTGCTTGTAGTCATTATTTAATCTCTTTATAAAGTTCGATACCCTTCTTCTGGAAGGCTTCGATAAATGATAGCATATCTTCTCTAATCTGGTAGTGATCATCGATCTTAGCTTTTATCTCTGGGATATGCTGAGAGTTAAGCATTCTATTAACGGACTTCTGATGAGTAAGGCTCTCGAGTTCCCAGAAGTGAGGTTCGATAGGAAGGAGAGTTCCATCTGTTATTAGAGAGCAGCTCCATTTAAGGAAGGCTTCTCTATCAAAAGATTTAATTACTCGGTTACCTACTACTCGTACAGATTGCCACTTAGGGCAATGATAATACCCATTCCGTACTCTGTATTGGTGGATATATTGATACTTCGCAGGATCTAGATAGATCCATCCCTTCTGCTGTAGATTACCGATTCTAGAGCCTGGGTTCCCTCGCTCTCCGGATACTTGATGTATACCATTAACTCCGGGGATAATATGCTCCATACGGATATTCGGTACGAAGTAGAACGAGCGTTCTATTTTTGTTGTCTTCCCCTTCGTTACTTCCTTATCGAAGTAATGATAACTCCAGTTAGTAGGATGCCATTTATAGAAAAAAGGATGGTTTGGCTGCTCTGGGAGTAGCTCTTGCTGGGTAGTCTGGACCGGGGCCCAAGGCTGTGGAGTTAAACTCATAATTGTACCTCATTGTAAGTTAAAACGAGGGGAAGAGCAGAAGCCCCTCCCCATATAAGAATCCGTAAAGATTAGCTTAAAGTAGCAATCTCTACTCCGCGCTCATCACTGATGATCGCAATTCCAACGTAAGCATGTCCGACCACTTGAGTCAATGCGCTAGCAGCTGTACGATCCAGTTCTACCATAACTTCACCCATCTGCATAGATTCAGCAGCACCTGGAAGAGAAGCAGGCATCCCAGTAGCATAACCGATAGCACCTGGAGCAAACATAGCAGCCTGATAGTTAGAACCACCATCGATAACATGTGAACTAGTGTAGATCTCTACACCCATAAAAGAGCCTTTATAGTGAGAGCCCT